ATATATGGCAGAAATAGAATTAGCAGAGCGCTATGACCGAATGAACATGGTCGTAGAAGAGCTTCTAAAGGGCAGTACACCGACACAGATAGCAACCAGTACTGGAATGAAGAGGGCAGACGTTGTAACCCTTATAGACGAGTGGAAGTCAATAGTCCATAATGATAGCAGCTCAAGAGACAGGGCAAAAGAGGCTATCTCTGGTGCAGACCAACACTATGCAATGCTTATTAAAGAAGCGTGGAAGACTGTAGAAGACGCAGATACACAAGGGGCATTGGCTGTAAAGTCTGGAGCCTTAAAGCTAATTGCTGATATAGAAACAAAAAGAATAGCGATGCTGCAGTCTGTAGGCATATTAGAAAATACAGAGATAGCGGCACAGATTGCTGAGACAGAAAAGAAGCAAGAAATTTTAGTTGGGATACTAAAGGAAGTTACATCGTCATGTCCAAAATGCAAGATGGATGTAGCTAAACGTTTGTCTCAAATAACTGGCGTTGTAGAGGCTGTAGTAATAGAGGAATCTAGTGTCATTTGATTTTTCTGATCTTATTGATATTCTAGATGGCGAAGAGTTTGAAGAGAAGCCAGTAGATTTAAGAGAGTTTGTAACCAGCCCAAAATATTTAGGCTTACCACCTCTTTCAGAATTGCAGTATGAATTAATTGAAAAATCGTCTCAGATTTATAAAGAGTCCACCCTAGTCAAACTTTATGGTGAAGAAGAGGGCAAGAGAAGATTTAAGCAAACATGTAATGAAGTAATTGCACAGCTTGGCAAAGGTTCTGGCAAAGACTACTCTTCAACAATATCTGTTGCATACATGGTTTACCTTTTGCTATGCCTTAAAGATCCAGCAACATATTATGGGAAACCACCAGGAGACTCTATTGATATCCTTAACATTGCTATTAACGCACAGCAGGCCTCCAACGTCTTCTTTAAAGGCTTCATAACACGTATTGAAAGATCTCCTTGGTTTGCTGGTAAGTACGACCAGAAGGCCTCAGAGATGAAGTTTGATAAAGCAATTACAGTTCACTCAGGTCACTCTCAGAGAGAAGCTTGGGAAGGCTATAACGTTATTACTGTTATTCTTGATGAGATCTCTGGCTTTGCAATGGAAAATACAACTGGACACGATCAGGCAAAAACAGCTGATGCAATTTATGACATGTACCGTGCATCAGTTATGTCTCGTTTCCCAGACTTTGGAAAAGTAATTCTTCTTTCGTTCCCACGCTTTAAAAACGACCCAATTCAAAAATTTTATGAGTCTGTGATTGGAGAGAAAGAGACTATTGTGAGAAGCAAGCTTCTTAAAATGGATGACGATTTGCCAGACGGAACCGAAGGCAATGAGATAACAGTTGAATGGGAAGAAGATCATATTATCTCATACCTGTATCCTAAAACGTATGCTCTTAAAAGACCAACTTGGGAAGTAAACCCAACTAAAAAAATTGAAGACTTTAAGGTAGACTTCTATAAAAACTCACTTGATGCTTTAGGAAGATTTGCTTGCATGCCACCAGAAATGATTGATGCATTCTTTAAGTCTAGAGAAAAGGTAGAGAAGGCATTTAACAATACTGGATTGGCCGTAGATAGCTTTGGAAGACTTGAAAACTGGTTTATACCTGATCCAGATAAAAGATATTTTATACACGTTGACTTGGCTCAAAAGCATGACCACTGTGCAGTTGCGATGGCACATGTTGATAGGTGGGTAAATGTAAAGGTTACAAATGAATACTCCCAACCAGCGCCAATCATATCTGTAGATGCAGTAAGATACTGGACTCCTACAGCTGATAAGTCGGTTGACTTTACAGAGGTAAAAGATTATATTCTTGCGCTAAAGACTAGGGGCTTCAACATATCTGTATGCACATTCGATAGATGGAACTCTCACGATATGATGCAGCAATTAAAGTCTTATGGCATTAACACTGAAATTCTTTCTGTAGCAAAAAAACATTATGACGACATGGCAATGGTTGTTCTTGAAGAAAGACTACATGGACCACATATCCCACTTTTGATTGATGAGTTGTTGCAGTTAAAGATTATGCGTGATAAGGTTGATCACCCTAGAAAAGGTTCAAAAGACCTTGCTGACGCAGTATGTGGATCTATATTTAATTCAATAAGTAGAACACGACCAGATAACAACGATCAAATAAATATTCATACCTATGAATCAATGAACTACGATGCAGATTTTGGCAAGCCTGCAGATGGAGAGGTGTCACACTATAATATGATTCGTGCACCAAGAATGCCAGATAATTTAAGAGAAGCAATGGACAGGATGCAAATACTATGAGCGAATACCAAGAGAGAGCAAAGATGTGTAAATGTTGTACAAAGCATGTACCACTACCTACCTCTTTAATAGAATACAACGGCATAATGCTATGCCCAACTACACACTCAAATATTATTGAGTATAAAAGAATATGGGATTCATTTGGTCAAAGACCTATGGGCAGTATAAGAAAACATTTTTCTGAGTACGTACAACAAATAGTAGAAGGGTCTATTGACAGACCGACTGCATAAAGCTATACTTAGCTACTTAGTGCCAGTAGCTTAGTTGGTTAAAGCCCCGAACTCATAATTCGGTAATCGTAGGTTCAAGTCCTACCTGGCACACTAATGGGGATTAGCTCAGATGGTAGAGCGTCGAACTGTTAATTCGAATGTCGCAGGATCGATGCCTGCATCCCCAGCCATACCTCTGTAGCTCAGCGGAAGAGCAACAGACTTCTAATCTGTTGGTCGCTGGTTCGATTCCAGCCAGGGGTACCATTGACACATTCGTCATCATATTATAAAATTCAACTATGCCTAAAGAACCTAAAATAATGAAAATGGACTGGCGTCCATTAGGATACTGGCCTGTTTATAAAGATGGCAGGCTTGAGTGGGAAAAAGACGAGAAAGCCCTTCTAGCCCAGCGGTAGAGGCAGTGGACTTAAAATTCACACAGCGTTGGTTCGAATCCAACGAGGGGCACGTTCCTATAGCTCAGTCGGTAGAGCAGCAGACTTTTAATCTGCGGGTCGATGGTTCGAGACCATCTGGGGACACAAATGCTATACTATAGTAATGGAAAATCCTTTAGATAGAGCGCCAGTTACATGCAGGTTGCTATGGAAACAGTGGCAACAAAATATGCCAAACAGCCCAATGCTTCATTCTGCAAAAGAAAGAATAGCCTCATACACTAAAGGTGACTGGGAAATAATGGTTAAGGAAGCTTATGAGCTTAATGCTTACTTAGCCAACCTAATTCATACAAAGGCAGAGATATCTTCATCAGAAGCTGAAGTAGGGTTTGATATGTTTACTGATCATTATATAAAATGGTTTTTCCCAATAGATGAAGAGTATGTATTGAAATTAGTTTCAGCAACACAGCTTGACAAAAAGTATGCTTTGTTTTTTGAGCATCAAGCTTCTGGGCTAGGCATCTACCTTCCAAAGCTATTAAATCACTATGCTTATAAATTAAGAAAAAAATAAGGAGGCCAAAAATGGCAACAAAAGGAACAAGAGAGCTTCTTCTAGAAATTATTCAGAAGGAAGTCGGAACTATAGAAGGTCCAAAAGATAATGAAACAAAGTACGGTGCGTACACAAAGGCAAATTTTTTGCCATGGTGCGGATCGTTTGTAAACTGGTCTGCAAATCAGGCTGGCGTTAAGGTCCCAAATACAGTTTATACACCAGCTGGTGTAGCAGCATTTAAAAAAGCTAATAAATGGGTCCCCGTTAAAGGTAACAAGCCTCAAGCAGGATGGGTTGTTTATTTTGATTTTCCAGGTGGTCGTGACATTGATCACGTTGGCTGGGTTTTAAAAGATAACGGAGACGGAACAGCTTGGTGTATTGAAGGTAATACATCTGCAGATGGCAAGAAGGGATCCCAGTCAAATGGTGGAGAGTGTGCAAAGAAACTTCGTGCATATGGACCAAATAAAAAGGGTCTTCCAGTATTTATTGCAGGATATGGAGTTATAGATTATCCAGACGCACCAGCAACAGAGGTAAAGTCTCTTGAAGAAAAGAAGGTTGCTCTTGCTGAAGTTGCAAAATCACAAGGCGTTGAGGTTCCAGTTGTACAGGCATGGAAGCCTTTAAAGAAAGGCTCTAAGGGGGCCAAGGTGAAGGAAGTTCAAACAGCACTAGGAATAACTTCAGATGGTCAATTTGGAGACGGTACAGCAAAAGCAGTAAAAGCTTTTCAGACAAAAGAAAAGCTAAAGGCAACTGCTATTGTTGACGAAGAGACATTTCGTAGACTAAAGGGTGTAAAGTAGTGTCAAATAAGATTGATTTTCCAATAACAATCAGAGGATTGTTTGACGAAGATGAATTAATAAGCATTACTAGTATTGCAAATAAAAAGTTTAGGAATACTCCGTCTAAAGATATGCAGGAGATTACATGGGAAGAGATGTATCATGACTTCACAGATGCTCACATTGATAAGTATTTTGGGAAAATACATATATCTTTGCCAGATCATGAGTTTGAAATGTTTAGGCCGTCGACTATAAAAAAAATTATGAATCACGTTCATGAAATTGATGATGAGGCGACTCTTAAATACTTTTCTATAGTTAAATACTCTAATGAGTACGGTATGCCACAGCTAACGCCACACGTAGACCATCCAACCGATGTTGCTTTTTTGTTAGATATTCAGATAGATGGCAACGTAGACTGGCCTATTGTGGTAAACAATATCCCAACAGTTTTAAAAAATGGAGATGCAATGGCTATAGATGTTGAAAATCAAGTTCATTGGAGAGCACCACAAAAGTTCAATGATGGTGAATTTGTTTATATGCTTTTCCTATTTTTTAATAGCAAAAAGAAAACACGTATTGTAAAAGATAAACAGTATGAGTATACAGAAAGAGCCTATTCAAAAAAATATCTTGAATTAATAAAAACGATGGGTGAAGAAGAAATTGACTGGAAAGCAGTTAGGGGTAAATAATGTACGAGTATTATGTTAGAAAAGTAGAGGGAATAGTTGACGGAGACACGATAGATGTTTTAATTGCATCAAGAGTTCGATTGGCTGGAATAGATACTCCAGAGTCTAGAACAAAAGATCTTGCTGAAAAGAAGCTTGGTCTTGAATCTAAAGAGTATTTAAAGTATAAGCTAAAGGACGCAAAGTCTGTAAAGATAAAGACAGAGAAAATGGATTCTTCTGAGAAATATGGAAGAATTTTAGGATGGATATTTGTTGATGATCAGACCGTATCTATTAATGAACAGATGATTAAAGATGGCTATGCTTGGGGGTACCTAGGGGATACAAAAGTTAAAGACTTTGATGCCCTAGCTAAAGCAAGAAAGCTGTCTGGCAAGTAGACAACAAATATACTTTTTGGTATACTAATATACGGGTCGCCTAACGGGGCCCGTATATTAATTTATTCGCTTAAAAGGGAGAAATAAAATGGTAACACAATTTGCACTGGATCTTTTTAAGGATCCATTTTTTATTGGCTTTAATAAGGAGATTGATCGTTTGACAAACGTGCATCAAACCGCAACACGTCAGACATACCCTCCATATGATGTATTAAAGCTAGACGAGGACACATATCAAATATCAATTGCAGTGGCAGGATTCACTAAAAATGATATTGATATCTCAGTAGAAGACAATACTCTTATAGTAAAGGGTGATATTGTTGAAGTAACTGATGGAGAATATCTCCATAAAGGTATTGCATCTCGTAAATTCACAAGAACTTTTGCTCTTGGAGAATATATGGAAGTTGCTAGCGCTGAAATTAAAGACGGAATGTTAAATATTCGTGTTGATCGAATTGTTCCTGAAGAAAAGAAGCCTAAGACTATTAAAATTAAATAGTATAATAGACCTGAGCATGTCTTTAAACTGCTCCTTACAAGAAAGAGAGTTATGGGCTATATAAACGAAGACAGGGGTCTTGATGGCAGGAATCACGACACTGCAGTCCTAACCGCAGAATTTACTATTGGGCTGGCAATTGCCTCATACAGAGGGCTACCAATGTATTTAGATAATCAAAGAAATAAGCGCTGGATATTTAGTCAGCAGCAAAGTCTAGACGGCAAAAGAATAGCCGTAATTGGTAATGGTCATATTGGAAAAAGAATACAGGCAATTAAATCATTTGCACCAAGAGCTCAAGTAACTAATTTTTCAAGAACTGGTAGTGAAGGTTCTTTGATTGTAGATAAATTTTTTGAATCAGTAGAAAAGTTTGATGTAATAATAGTTTTGGCGGAACTAAATGATTCAACACGAGGAATGTTTAATAAAGATGTATTCTCTAGAATGAAAACTGGATCACTGTTTATTAATATGAGTAAGGGTCCTATTGTAAACACAATGGACTTAGTAGAAGAGTTACACAAAGATAGAATATTTGCTGCAATTGATCAGGTAGATCCTGATCCACTTCCAGCAGACCACCCACTATGGGATTGCCCTAATCTCATTTTAACACCACATGTAGCAAGTAATGCGAGATAATATGATCATTCAAATAATTGGACTTCCAGGTTCAGGTAAGACACAGTTAGCAAAAGCATTAAAGGAAAGAATTAATGCAATTCATTTAAATGCAGATGAGGTGCGCTCAACAGTAAATTCTGACCTGGGCTTTACTCCAGATGATAGACTTGAGCAGGCAAGAAGAATGGGTGCAATGGCTAGGCTTATTGCAGACCAAGGTGTTGCTCCAGTTATTGTTGATTTTGTATGCCCAACAGAAGCTACAAGACACGCTTTTGGTAAGCCAGATATTTTAATATTTATGAATACAATTGAAGAGGGTAGATTTGAAGATACAAACAAAATGTTTGTTCCGCCTACTGACCCAGATGCTACATTTGATGACCATAAGCTAGACCAAGATCAAAAAGCAACTGTTATTATTCAGTACTTTAAGCTTCATGATTGGTCAGCCCCAACAACATTAATGCTTGGTAGATATCAGCCTTGGCATGAAGGGCATCACGCATTATATGAAGAGGCAGGCAAAAGAACAAAACAAGTTCTTCTTGGTGTAAGAAATACATATAAGACCAGTGAGAAAGATCCACTTACATTTGATGAGGTAAAGTCTTATATTGCTAAGGATGAATTCATGGATGGAGCAATGGTGCTACGGCTACCTAATATCACAAACATTGTGTATGGTCGTGATGTAGGATATAAAATTGAACAAATTGATTTGGGGGCAACAATACATGCTATATCAGCTACTGAAAAACGCAGGGAACTGGGTATCTAAACATTTCCAGGGTATCGCAGATGCAGAAGACAGATTTGTTGCATCTATGTTTATAAAAGAAGATAAAGATGACAGTAACAAAAGCTAGATCATTTACTAAGGCATTAAGTTATAGGATATGGGGAACCCTATCTTCATTTGCTGTGGCATATATTTTAACAGGAAATGCTACATTGTCTGGAGCTATTGCATTTTGGGAAACTGTAGTTAAAGTGTTTATTTATTACGCACATGAGCGTGGTTGGAATAAGATTCAATGGGGAAGAAAGTAATGCCAGTATACGAATATAAATGTAAATTAGACGAATCACATGCATTGCTTTCAGTGACACGTTCTATATCAGAAGAAGATCCAGGTTACATTTGTGAAGAATGTGAGTCAGAAATGATAAGACACTTTAGTCCATTTGGAATTCAGTTTAAAGGTAATGGCTTTTATAAAACAGACAATCCTAAGTAGTTTAAACTAACATTCTGCTATAATTACTAAGTAAGCAAAAATATTGCATTACTTAGGAGATACCTAGTTGACTAGAAAGTTACAGTATTCTTTAACCAGCCTTTTTAT